TCTTCCCACTTGAAGCGTTTCATAGCCAGTTATTCACTACTTGCTAAGGACTGGGCGAATCACATCATCCGTTTCGCTAGGGCAGTTGGCGCTTCAATGCCGATTGATGAGTCTCCTGGGATGGCTGAAGCACAGGTGTACTCCTATTTGCCAACTCGGTTCGGCTTCCCCACAGGGCTCGACACTGTACCTGATATTCTGGAATTCAGGAGGGAGATCGCCTGCCGACACCCACCATCTGGTAATGCTTATGTTTATTTGCGACCGTTATTTGGCCGTGTCGCCGGAGTTAACTTCGCTCCAATGCATGCAGTCATCGAATGGAAGGGCAAGTTTGTGGAGTTGCAACGGGTTGGTGATGGTCGTAACCTTGTTGTCCAATGGTCCACACCCCAGGGCGCATTTCTAGGTTCTAATTGGGTGAAAGTCATAGCTGTGCCCGTCCCTCAAACCTTCAAGTTGGGTTATCGGGATTTGGCTGCTCAATTCGATGGGAACAAATACAGATCCCTGGGTGACAACTGCCTCTTTATGGTTAACTATATCATCCACAAGTCCACTAGCACCATCATACCATGGAAGCATCTGGGGGGTTATGGTGCAGACATCCCAACAAGAGTTGGAGCCTTCTTTGGTGAATGGGTCGCAGGCCAATGGCGTGGTGTCAAAGGCGACGTGAAGATTGAATTGTACCAGCAGACAATGGAGACGGCCTTTACCAAGTTGGTTGACCTTCCAAACGTGGATGCTAAATTTGGTGCAATGGCAGCCCCAAAATTCCACTCATACGGGAAGGAGAGTTACGAGGCTGTTGCTAAATTCATGCGGTCTACTGTGGTCCAGCAACTCGCTGGCAGCCAGACTTCAATGGATAACCTGAACCACTTGACATGGCTCGCAACCACGAAATTCAGGTTGACCTCAGGTATACTGCACAGATCACTTGCACACAGCGCTGTGGTTGGGCTGAAGTGGACAAATGAGGAGTACACATTCCTGATCACACTCGGCCGTAGGCTGGAACTTTCCCTGCACAACCCGTTAGTTGACCAGCTGAGTGCGGCCACTGTTGCCACAAGGAAATGGTGGGGGACCAAGCCCAGGGCTAAAGTTGTGTGGGCACCCCTGTTTTCGATACATACGCCGCACCATTGGCTTTACACACCAAAAGACGGGACCTTCACCACGACGATGGTGGCTTCAGATCGCCTCAAGATCCAACCAGGTCAACGCGTCGTTAAGTTGAACTTGAAAGAAGTGCTGGAACGGTACAAGGAGGTATTTCCGGAAGTGAATTTTCCTGATGTTAAGGTGACTCGTGTACACCAGGGCGAGTATAAGTTGGAGACAAAGGTGCCCTTCCGGCAACGCAACCCGAACCTCACACCTGATTTCAAGCAAGTGGTCAGCGAGCTCCAGGCTGCTTCAGGTGCAGAAGCTGGTATATTTTCTATGCGGTTTGCCACGCCGGACATGGCTGAGGAGATCACTGACCGTTACTTCACTGGGGTTGAGACGGGGTTCACTACAGAGGAAGAGCGACAGGAGATGGCGGAAGCTATTTTCGCCTCAAACCCAGATAAATACCGGGACACTAAACTTGTCGCGCCTGAGGATGTGTTGCACAAGTGGAAGACAAAATATAGTGCAGGCTTCCCATATAGGTTTAACGCCCGAGGTAAAGCCAGCAGAGCCGACCTTATGAAAGCTGCTGGTGGCAAGAAACAATTCCTCGACGCAGTACGGGCCTACATAGAGCAGCCAGACAAATTCCCTTCAGTCTCACACGTGTTTGTCAAAGACGAGGTTGTGCCCTCATCCTACAAAGACAAATCCAAGATACGCACCGTGATCGCACAAGATATCCTGTCGTATTTCACTCAAGTGGCCGTGGAGGGGGACATGGCAAAGAGGGTTAATCCCATGTCAGGCTCGAGCCTGGGGGTCTCCCCCCAACATGGTGGGATGTCAAAACAGGCCGAGGCGCACCTACCATTCAAACACCATTATGCTTCAGATGTGACAGCGCTTGATAGCCGTCTTTGCTGGGACTACTATGATGTGGTGACCAGACTGAGGAAGAAAGGGTTTGAAGGTCACCCACAATACACCCAAATCTGTGAGCTCCTGGATGTTGCAGCTGAAAACCTGTACTGTTCTTGGTTGGTCGATATTTACACCGGGAGGTCTCGGTTTAAGACACAAGGTGCAAGTACCGGCCACGCTACCACAACACCTACCAACACTTCCTATGTTGAGGTCATGTTTTTGGATGCATGGAGGATGCAAACAAAGCGGCCGTTAGCGGAGTTTTACGAGGCCGTGAAGTTGACAAACTTCGCTGACGACAACTTTTACTCCACAAGTTTGCCTAGGTCTGTCTTTGGGCCAGAGGTGCTGCAGGATTATTTGGCCACAAAGGGTGTCCATGTAAAACTGGAAGCGGCCTCTGATTCCCTCTCAGATATCTCTTTCCTGGCTAAATGGTTTTCCACAAAAGAGTCCGACCTGCTACATGTCAAGGAGGTTATTGGGCATGCACCACCTGTGGCAATAATACATGATAAGGGACGTTTGGTCATGAAATTCTCAGATTGCAAAGGCAAAAGCGACCTGCGCACACGGTGGGCAAAAACCGTTTCACTCCTGGACAACTGTGCCCACCATCCGGACTTGCATGCCATTGCCTGGCGTTACCTACAGGACCAATTGGCTCCACGCTTGAGCAAACGCCAGTCCGGCCGGAAATACATGGCCCAGGTTCGACCACGAAAGTACGAAGATGTCTTGCGGTTGATGTACACCGGGGAGGGTGACTCAGTCCCATTTGATAGGGAAGGCCTTTCTTTGCGTGAGAATCTCTTCACCTTTTGGCAGGGTCTTAAGGAAGATATAGTTGCGTGGGATGGGTCAGTAACAGCTAGTGCCAGGCTCCTTGAGCGTTGGGCCGGGGTGGGGGCTGCCTTCGCCCTCAAATCAGAGGATAAAGGCGCAGATACTTCCGATTTCCGTCGAGCGCACATGGACCAAGAATTTATCATGGAACGCCACTTGTACGTCCATGCTGGGATGCCTGGTGACCTGTCCACGCTCAGACGACTGGCAAGACAAAGCCCCTTTTCAGATTTCCTACGACTAGAGGAATTCTGGCAGAGGCGTGACGAGTGGATACACAGTGAAGATGACATACCAAGCCTCAACTTTGGCATAGGCTTGTTGTTTTTGTGTTACATGTTCGTTGTGTGGGTGGACCATAGTGCAACCAAAATTCCAATTCTTGGACCACTTTACCGCGCATTCACTTCACTGGAGGCCATCACAGCAGAGTTTTACGGCAATCTAAATTCATTCTACTTCACCATGTTCGGGTGTAGCAGCACATCACTTGGGGCACTGATACCCAAGGACAGGAAAAGCTTCCAGAAGCATATGGCTCTGACCCTCTGGGGTAAGTTCACGCACCTCATCCCTGAGATGGACGGACCAAATCTTGATGGGTTTCAGGAGGTTGTGAACCAATGGGTGGGGTTGGTTGCCATGTCACATTCCCTGGTGATGCAGGGAGAGTTCTGGGTTCTTATGCCCACTAAAGAAGACCCAACTGCACAAGTGGTTTCAACTGCCGGGGAGTGGGAGCCACTAGACCATTCCGATTCTGTGGACAAGTGCCAAGAAATCCTTCGTCAGGGTGGGGTCCCAATGGTTACAAGTTCCACTGGCGCAGGGAAATCAACAGATTTTGTGGTTTGCTTGAAGCGTAAGTACAGGACTGTGTACTTGTCCATGCCAAGGAGGATCCTGGTGACCACAAATCCAGTTGCCCAAACTAAGGTGTACTCGGGCTCTGATGAACGCTTGCAAGCTGGCAAGATCAATGCCGTGACTCATGGTTACCTTGAACTAATCCTAACCCAATTGGAGAAGGATGAGATCTTGGTGCTAGATGAATTCCATGAGTTAGATGAAGCCTCGATTTTACTGCTTACAAAGTTCCAAGGCCAAGTGGTTGTGCTGACTGCGACCCCACCAAGTTACCGTCGAGACCTCTTCACCGAAGTGAGGCTAACTAAATCAAGAAATGCTGGCTTCTCGGTATTGGAGGAGACAAAGAAAGAAATGAGGGACATACCTACTCAGGTGGTTCTTGAGGTCGCATCGCATTTGGGTGAGAAGACAATGGTGATCCTTCCTAGTTACAGGCTCTGTAATGTTGTTGCCTCTGCCCTGGAACGGCAGTGTAAGGGGTTGACAACATGCATTGTGTCAAAACGTACGCCCAATATCAACCCAGCTGCAAATGTTTATATCTGCACAACAATTGTAGATGCAGGTATCACCATACCGGGGGTCACTTTGGTCATTGATGCCGGCCGATCCGTGGGCTGGAAAGGGGGCACTTTTGGCACGTTTTACTCAAATAGAGCAACATCAGAACAGCGTAGGGGTAGAACTGGAAGGACTGTCAGTGGTAAATACATTCGTCTCACGAACCGATGGGACGAGACTAAATTTGATTTCACCATGGCCTTCGCCTGCAATAACAAGAACTTGGCTATCGATTTTGGTGAACGACGACCGTTGCCGGCCTATGACAAGTTGCTTTCTTTCTTGCCGGGTTTCTATAACCCAGCTGTTTTCGACAATGACTTTTCTCTGGTTGTCTTCTTCTACCACCTGACCAACAATAGGGGCGATAAAGAAAAGACATTTGAGGCTTACGACCGTACGAGGAAGAACCCATTGGTGGGTGAGGATGGGTACCTTATGGACGCGTTTGGCAATCCCCCGTTAGACAAGCTGGAAACGGTGATCAGGAAGGCGGATGCATGGAATGACAGTGGCGAAAACTTCATAAACCCGACAACTGGCAAATTGGAGAGGCTGGAGTTTACGCCTAAAGACTCCTTGGTTGGCCTGGTGCTAAAATCAGGTCTGGTAGGAGCAAACAGTGTGCAAAAGGGGGCATCCTTTGAGGATTCACAAAAGTGGACTCAAGGTATGCTTTACACATAG